TTTAAGTCTTTATAATAATATTGCTTCAAGTATTGAGAATGGTATTGTTTCTGCTATCGAAGGTGCGATAAATGGTACTAAAACTCTTGGTGATGTTGCTCGTAGTGTATTCACACAGATACAAAGATCACTTATATCTTCTGGGGTTGATTCTTTATTAGGTTCTTTACCTGGACGTTTAGGTAAAGCTTTTCGTGGAGGAAAAGCAGATGGTGGTCCTGTTAAAAAAGGAAATACGTTTCTTGTTGGAGAACGTGGACCAGAACTGTTTACACCTGGAGTATCAGGTATGATTACACCCAATCATGCTCTTGGTGGTTCTACAAATGTAGTTGTAAACGTAGATGCTTCTGGTTCGTCTGTTGAAGGTGATGAACAAGGTGCTAACGAATTTGGTGAACAGATTGCAGCAGCAGTTCAAGCTGTAATAATTAATGAAAAAAGAGTTGGAGGTTTATTAAGCTAA